ACGAACCCTTCGCGGACGGGTATGTTCATGCGCTCACCACGAGCTCTCGTCGCATTGCACGCCTTCCCAGCGGACGCGCGCCTGGCCGTCGCGGGTATTGATATCGAACCCGGCTTTGCACGACGCCTGGATGAGCGTGTACTGCTTGCGGTTGGCGAGCTGCGCGATGACAGTCACGTCGGTTTCCGCCTCGAGCGTTTCCATCAGCAAGTCGGGCGTGGTCGAGATGTCGCCCTCGATGTAGGGAACGCGCGGGATCTCCTGATAGCCGTGGACGCGGTCCTGGCCGGCAATCATGGTGCGCTCGACGTTGCTCGGCGAGACGGTGAAGTTGCCGCGCAGCGCGAGTTGTCGGTTGTCGGCCCAGAGGAAGGCCGTGCCCGCGAATAGTTGGGCCATCTGCTAGTCTCCTTTGCTCGAGTTGAAATCAGGCGACGGCCGGCAGCGTGCCGGTGACGCCGATCGGCGGAAGCGTGGTGGTGTCGATGCCGCGGTCGTATTGCAGCCGGAACTGCGCCAGCACCGCGAAGATGCGCAGTTGGTTGATGAGGTCCGGCGGATAAAGGACATCGAGCCTGTTGGGATCGTTGACGTTGCGCTCGACCAGAAGGTTGTTCTTGAACTGAGTCACGTTCTCGACCAGCCCGTTGAACTCGTCCATCCGATACTGCGCGATCAATGCCGCCCGAACGATGCCGGGCGTGACGATCGCCTGGCCCGGCCCGAAGCGCGTTCCATCGTCGGCGAGCTTGCAGCGCGGGAATTGCGAGGTCACCGCGGCTTTCTGATTGCGCAACAGCTTCGCCAGCGTCGCCAGCGTGGTCACCAGCTCATAGGCGTCGTCGCTCTGGCCATAGAGGTTGAGCTGATAGAGCGTCTGCTCCCGCGCGATCATCGGCTGATTGTCGGTGCCGGCCTTTTGGATCGCGATGCCGTTTTCGGCCAGCGAGTTGAGCTCCTCGAAATCAAAACGGCTGTGCAATGGTGCGCATTTGATCTGATTGAGCGAGAGCGTTTGCAGCGGGCGCGCCGGGTCGTCGATGAGGGCGCGCTGCGCCTTGCCGCAATAGGCCGCGGCCCATTCGAACGACGGCGACGGGCTCGCCACCTCGAAGCCGAGCACGGAGATCACGCCGGAATTCTGCGTATTACCGAACGTGATGAGGTCGGTATAGAGCCCGCGCTTGGCCGAGAAGACGTGGCCGAAATGCTCGCGCATCCAGCCCCAGCGGCCGCCATCGGTGAAGCCGTATTCCTGATCCCACGCGAACAGCGAGGTCGAGTCGGTATAGGGCATGGCGACATATTCGAATTCCTGCTCGCCCATGTTCGAGATCGCGGCATCGAACACCGGAACGCCGACGCCGCCGGCAAGCACGCCGCCGGCCGGCAGCGTCATGACCAGACCGGGCGGCAGGCGCTCGCCGCCGATGCTGCCGTAGTAGTTCAGCCCGACCGTGATCTCGTTGCCGTGAACGCCTTTGAATTCCGCGGTCAGTGTCACGTCGGTCGGGCCGCCGACCGAATGAACCGGAAGATCAAAGTTCTCGTTGATAGCGAACGAGATAGCGGTGTGGATCGAATTGACGGTGTCGGTGGCGCCAACATTGACCGGGATATGATCGCCGGCGATGTAGAGATGGATCGTGCCGGCTTCGGTCGGCGCCGCGGTGACAATGATCTTGCCGGTGGCCGCGGCCCCGCCGCTCGGCTCGGCGACCGGCAGGCCCCACACCTCGTTGGCCAGGTTGCTCGCGTAGTAAGCCTTGAACATCCGCGAGAGCTCGGAGCCCTGGCCGAAATGCGCGTCGGCTTGCGCCTGCGATCCGACCGCGATCGGAATGTCATGCGGCGCGTCCCCGCCGGCGGTCGCGGTGCCGACGAGCAACGCGCGCAGCCCGAGCTGCGGCAACCCGGCTTTCGACGGATCTACCTCCACCCAGTACAGGGGAACCTTGATGTTGGACGGGATTTGATTGAAGCTGATGGGCATCGCACTGTCTCCTAATGATTGATTTTTGGATTAGGCGGTCGGCTTCGGCGGCGGGCCGCCGGGCGCAGCCTGCGCAGGCTTGGGCGCCTCGGCCTTCTCGCCGCCCACGACCTTAACGGTGCCGTCCGCGATCCGCCGTTTGGTGAAGCGGTCAAGCGGCCACTCGACCGCGCCGCTCGGCGGGAAGCCGATGCCGCGGGGATGACGCACCGCCTTGCGCAGCACGTCGGTTGACGGCTCGACGCGCACGACCTCGGCCTTCGGAAGCCGGCTCTTGAGTTGCGCCTGGCGCTCGGCGACCAGCTTTTGACGCTCGGTTAGCTTTACCTCAACCATCGGTCTTTCCTCCTTGTGCAGGCGTGAACTCATATTCGCGGATGATGCGTTGGACCGCGTCGGCCGGCGGCACCGCCTCGTCGCCCTCAACCGGGACGATCTCGACATGCATGCGCAACAGATCGTCGGTAATGATCGGCCCGTATTCGGCGCCGTAGACGACCCAGGCGTCATATTGCAACTCTGCGAACGGCGTCTCGTTGGTCCCGGAAGTTCCGAAGTTGTGCCGGCGCGTGCCTTTTTCGACGCCGCGAAACGTGACGTTGTCGGGCAAGCTGGAAAACCAGAAATTCGTCAGCTTGGGATCGCGCCATATCCCATTCATCAACGCCCAGAAGGCTTCGTCGATCTTGAGCTCGCCTTCGACCTGATCGTTGTTGTTGATGATGACCGAGAAACCAATGCACAGCGAATGGATAAACCGGATCATGCTGGTCTGATATTCGCCGTCTGGCGCCATCGCTTCCTCGACGATGTAGACGCCGAGATAGGGGATGAACTGCGGCTGGATTTGGAGCTGCCGGCAGCGGCGCGACGTGAAGCCGGCAAAGAACGGCAGCGTCACCGCCTTGGCATAGAGCGCATCCCGGATGATCGCGGAATAACTCTGCGTGTCCGAGATGCTCATGGCGCCGGCGGCAACCATTTGCGGAGCGTCAGCACGGTCATGCCGCCGTCGTAACTGTCGATATCGACGACCTCGAATTCGCCGAGCGCCGGGCCGGCGTCGGCTTCGGGGATGACCAGGCGATCGCCTTGTTGCGGCAGCTCGCCGAATTCCACGTCGCGAATATCGAGCGCGGTTTTCTGATCGGAATAGATCGCACCGTCCTCGGTTTGGATATCGACAGGACCGCTCCAATAGTAGCCGCGGCCGGAAAAGGACGTCCCCGCCGGCTGCGAGACATACGGATAGAACGTCACCGGGCGCGCGAATACATCGAACGCCGGACTCAAAACCATCGTTGAGAAATTGACACCGCCGCCGATCGTCACGGGTTAGACCTCAAAGCGGATGTAAGCGGACAAAAGCGAATTGATCGAATTGATCGAATAGCCGAATTGCTGGGCCGCTCGCGCGCCCGAAACGAGCGGATCGAAAAACATCACACGGCTTTCACGATGGGAAATCGAACGGATGCCGCTCGAGCCGAACGAGCGCCGCAGCGCGCGGCCCTCGAGCAGCATGATCTCGCAAACCTGGCGCAATGCCGGCGGCGCATCTTCGGGCAGATTGTAGCCGCCGGTATATGTGACAACGATCGGCTCGCTGCGCGTTTCGAACAGCTCGAGCTTGCCGGATTGCTCCTCGAATTCGTAGACGCTCGGATCGAGCGTCGAACCGCGCGGCGACTCGACCGATGCGATGTCCGCCTCGGCCGCCGGCCAATGACTCAAGAACATGCGGCGCGAGCCCAGGCAGCGCCACGTCTCGCGCACCTCCTCGCGGGCAAAGACGCGATTGCAAAGCGACGAGATGACATCGGAATAGCGCGTGATGTCCTCGGCGAGCTGCGCGTCCTGGCTCGTGTCCGTTGGCGGGATGCCCATTGCGAGCTTGATCGCGTCGAGCGTGAGCAGATCGTAGGTATCGGCGGGCGTGAGGATTTTGGTGATGATGTCAACCATCAGCCGGCCTCGTCCTGAAATTGAGCGAACAGCTCGCGCAGCTCGAGCGGCGCGCCGGCGTTGCCGTCGTCCATGAGCGGCGTTGCCGTGTAAGTCTTGCGGTCGATGCGCCAGGCGACGATCGCCGGCGCCTGCGCCGCCATGCCTGGCATGCCGCGCTCGCCGCGCTCGCCCTTGCCGCCGGGAAGTCCCTGCTTGCCGGGCCGCCCGGCCGAAGCGATCAATTGCCAGCCGTCGCCAGGGCACGGCCCCGGATTGTCGGCGCGGGCGATGAAGCCACAGCCGTTCAATGCCACGACCTCGAGAGCGCGGTAGCTCTCGCCCTCGCGCCAGGTGCCGCGGACGACCGGGACCGGCGCGTCGCGCCCGGCCGCGGCAACGAGCGCCCAATCCTCATGCGGCGGCGCCGCGGCGGTATCCCGGCGCGCCTGCCAAGTGCTGCCGGCGGCGGCGACGAGCTCGCCCTCGTAATGCACCGTGCCGGCGGCGAAGGTCTTGACGCACCGCAACATGCCGGGCGCGCCCTTCTCGCCGCGCTCGCCGGCCGGGCCGGGAGCTCCGGGAGGGCCGGGCTCGCCCCGCTCACCTTGGCCGCCAGGCTCGCCACGGTCGCCCGCTGGGCCGCGTTCGCCGGGAGGGCCTATGTCACCTAGCGGGCCGGGCAAACCGCGCTCACCGGGCGCCCCGGATAAGCCGGGAGGCCCTTCCTTGCCGGGCTCGCCGGGCGCACCAGGCGCGCCGGCCGGGCCGGGCGCCCCATCGGCCCCGCTGCGGAGCTCGGCCAGGCGCGCCGCCGCCATTTCGCGCATGTCGGTGCGGGCGATCGCGACCTCGGCGCGGAGCTCGGCCAGCGTGGCCGCGGTCTGCGCCTGGGCGAGGGCGTGCTCGCGCTGCCACTGGCACCGGGCGTTATCGAGCACCTCGGCCAGGACTTCGCGCCACGCCTCAAGCAGACATTCGGCGGCGTCCGATCCGATCGGCGTTGGCAAAGATGTTTCCGACTTCTCGATGGATGTCATCGCGGCTGGCCTTCTGCGGCGGCTTCGGCTGGTCGGCCGGTTTCGGCTGGTCGGTGGGCGCCGGCGGCGGCGCGCCAGGCGCAGGCGCGGCCGGGATCTTGCCGACCTGGCTCAAGGGCACGACTTGCTGTTGCACGCGCGGCTCATCGCCGAATGGCACGGCCTCGAGGCCCTCCATCTCGCGCGCCTCGTTGGGCGCGTAGATGCCGCCTTGCACGCCGCGCGCCAGCGAGTCGATCCGGTCTTTCTGCGCCGAGCGCAGCAATGCGCCGGTGTCGAATTCCACATACTCGTCCGGCTGTCCCTTGAGCTGGAACATCGCGCCGATGGCTTCCTCGATGTGATTGAGCGCGAAGCCGAGCCCGCTCGCGATCCAGCTCTGCATCAACAATTCGGTGGACGAAAACCCACTGGTCCCGAGCCCGAAGATTTGCAGCGGAATGCGGAAGGCGAGCGCGATGTGCTCGTTGGTCAGCTTGAGAACGTCCGCGGTCGCTGCGTCGCGCCCGCCGACGGCCCACGGCTGCACCTTGAGGCCGGCGGTGAGGATCGGCGTGCCGCCTTGCTTGAGGCCCTTCGCTTGCTCGTTCCAGCGGTCGCGCAACGCCTGAACCTGATCCTTATCGAGGATGAGATCGGTCGAGAGCACGGCGCTCGGCCGCGCTTCGTTCGTGTAGAACGACCCTTGCTGATTGACGATAGCTGCGCCGGCGCCGATGTCGGCATAGGCGGCAACGATCGGCGACTCGCCCACCAGCGGTGTCGGCTGGCGATATCGCTTCGTATGCAAGCGGATATGCAGCACGTCGCGCTGCGGCACCAACAACTGATTGTCGGCGCCGAGCCGACGTTGAATAACGTCGTTGCCGTAGAGCTGATAGAAAATCTCGCCGTTGACCGCGAGCCGCGGCTGCGACATCAGCGGGTCCATAAGGTGGAGCTCATCCACCTCGTAGCGATCGTTGCGCAACGCCAGCGCATAAGTGTTGCCGTGCTCATAGAGCGAGCGCGTCGCATTGAGCATGAAATCGCTTGTTGACTGATAATCGTTGAAATAGCGCAGCAGGCGGGACAGCGCCGAATTCTTGACGCGGTCGCGCCCGCCCTTTGAGTTGAGGCGCCAGTGATCGCCAGGGCACATCGCCACGGTCTGCGAATAGGCCGAGACGCAAGCCTCAACCATTGCCGACCGTGGCGCGGTGATCGGGTCGTATCCCTGTTGCCACCAATTCCAAGCGGCGCCATCCGGCAACCAGCCGCCCGTCACCGACAGATTGTAAGGGCCAGGGCGAAAGTCGCCTTCGCCTCGGCGAACGAGGCGATCGGCGATCCGCCCTAGCCAGGCGCGTGCGCTCACGTCGATGGGTTTGCCGTGGTCGCTCTGGTCGGATAGGTGCCGCGCTGCGGAGTCTTGCCCGCCTCGGCCTGGCGCTTTTCGCGCTCGGCCAGCGGCAGCATGCCGGTATCGGGCGCCGAGCCATCCGGCTCCTTTTCGACCACATGCACGCCGCTCGCCGCCAGGTCGTTTTCCTCCTGGGTCGGCGTCGGCTTCACGCCGGACATCGCATCGCGTTGCGCGGCGTGTTCTTTCTCGCGGGCGGCCTTTTCGTCCGCGAGCCGCTTCTTGGTTTCCTCGACGCGCTTTTTGTTGGCGGCGGCGTCGTCGCTGGAATGAGGCTGGTCGGTCATTTTGCGTTCCTTTCGTTGTTACTCCTCGCCGGCTGGACTGCCGACGACTACCAAGTCACGCCGGCGACCCAGGCGACGACGCCGGCGCGGCGAATGCACCAGTTGGTCGGCAGGATCAATCGAAGGGCGAGCGAGTCGGTCTGGAACATCGACTTGGCCGGCGCACCGACCACGGCGGGCGCGCCGGACGTGCCGATGTCGGTCGGTGCCGTGTCGTCAAAAACCAGCGTAGCCTGGTCGCTGATTTCGAACCTTGGCGCGTCGCCGCCAACCGCCACGAAGTCGGCGGCATCGAGGGCGATCACCGTGCCGAGCGGCACCGTGCCAGACGCGATGACCGGCCAGCCACCAAGCTGGCCTTGGCTGATCTCGTCGCGGAACGGAAAAACGCCCGCGCCCGGCGCAGCAACCAACCCGATCGAATTCACCTGTTGGGGGTTTAGCAGCCAGACCGGCGTTCTGACGTTGCCTTTGGTGCCGGTGAGCAGCGCGCCGGATATTTGCTTGATGTCACCGACCAGGGCGGCGAAGCCGCCGCCGGCGGTCGGCGTCAAGCCGGCCACGCCGTTGAGGATGCCGGCGGGCCGCACCACGGTCGCCGGGTTGGCATCGAGCAGGACGCTATCGAGCGAGATAGCGGTGTCGTTCTGGATCGCATCGCGGAGCAGGCCCTCGACCGCGGGAACGGAATGCTCGCCGAGCTCCCTGGTCCAAGTCGTGATCACGGCCATTTTCTTCGGCGTCAAGGTCTGCGATGTGAACAGCCCTTGGCGAACCGGGATCGGCAAACCTTCACCAACAAACGAGCCGGCGATCGTCGGCGTGGTCGCGCGCGTCGGGATCAGGATTTTGCCGTAGGGACCAAACGAAAGCGACAATCCCTTCGCTGCAAGCCGCGGATAGATCGCCGCCGGATAGAGGACTTCCATGAACGCAGCGTAGGTGGTCTGCGCCAATTCCGCGGCCCATCCGACCGCGGTAGTGGTGGCCGGCGCGGTCGCGGCGCGCATGATCCACATCACCGCTTGCCGGTGCTGCTCGTCGTCCCCGTAGATTTCGCGCATCGTCACGTCGATCGGCTGGCGCTTCTGATGCGCGAACAATTGCGCGACGCCGCAATGCACGAGCAGATCGAGTCCTTCCGTTTTCTTGCGTGGCATTCCGAACGGCCGCGGCGTGTCGATGCTCGCAGTCTGGTGGGCGGCGATTGGAGTGATGGCCGTGCTGCCGCGAGCGGTGGTGACGAGCGCGCGCGAGCCGCCATTGTCGGAAGTCTCACCGAGTTGCCGCTCGGCATCGCGCAGGGAAGCGAGCGTGCGTTCCGCCTGCGTGAGGCTTGCGCTCAACTCGTTGGCGGCGCCCAGGCTGTCATCGCTGACGTTGCTGGCGTCGCCCTGCTTGTCCCAATGGTCGGTCAATTGATCTTTCAGTCCGTTGATGCGTTGTTCGACCGCAGTAATACGTTGAGCAAACGACGACATGGTCGTGCCCTTTCTGATGGGAGGTCGTGTCGGCTTGCCCGCCGGTTGAGCCCCGCGGCGAGCGGCCCGGT